TTATCTTCTCCATAAAGAAAACCTATGTCACCAGGATTAGCTGAATTGGCCTCCTTGGTTTTAGCCTCATTAAGCATCCGTTGAGGGACTTCGAGCCAGAGCACAAAAGATAAATCACAATTAGTATGAATATGAATAGGATTATATTCTTTGGCTCTCATTCGATTAATCCACATTTGAGTTAGTTGATACCTGGGATTAAAGTTAGGTTTATTAGCAAATTTTTGCCATCCCTCTATCCAGGTATTAATATAAATTTGAAACTCATTAAAAATCCATGATTCTGTTTCTATGGGATAAATATATTCATGCTCAATTTGACCCGCTAAATTTTTTCGATGAGATTTTTTTAATTTTTTTCCTAGCTTTAATAGCCTCCCACAGTAATCTGGATTGACTGACATCTCTGCCAGGTAGGGTCCAAAAGGATAATATTTATGTTCTCGGAGTACTGGTTGCATGGGATATAGCTCTAGGGACACATTGAATATTCCAATGAACAAATCTAAATGGTTCGACTCCCATATCGACTGGATATTGATGAGGAGTATAACCTGGAATAATTACCATGGTTCCTGGTTTAACTTTATAATGAACGGATTCATTGGCATGTGTAATTTTAGTTCCATCTTTTTGAGGAAGTTTAGTCATCATCGCCCCTTGTCTTGGATCGTGTAAGACGGGCATTGAAGTACGTTCGCTCGCTTTTAAAAAATAAAAACCTGTGACATGCTGATTCCAATGTACATGTGTATCATGATGGCCTCCCCCTTTACTGGAAAATTCCTGCACCCACATTTCGGTATAATGCAAACTATGATTTCTTAAATCAAAACCACACCAATCTAAAAATTCATAGCTTCGATTCCCACAAAACTCTGTAAATTCTTTAGCTTCAGGATCTTTATTAATAGAAATTGAATGATTTGATAAACCAAAATCTCCCAGTTTTCTTTTATAGACTTTATTTCTGTCCTTTAAAGCAGGTTGAAGATTTTTCTTTGCCATCTTGATATATCTATCGGCTAATTTATTAATTGGTTTTACAAATTCAAGAACTTCATTGGTCCATACGGGAGTTCCAAAATATACACTGGCGTTAAATTTACTCATTTAAAAGGGTACCCTAAATTCCAGACCACCAAAGAATACCTTACTCCTTTCTTTACGGGTTTAACTCTATGCCATATAAAACTAGGAAAGACAACTACAGATCCTTTAGGAAGGATCTCTTTACATACCCTACTTGCTTTAGGATTATCTACATTTCTAAATTGAAATTCTAGTTCTCCGCCACTATAATCTTTTTCATCAGATAAAGAAACAGTAACGGATAATTTTCTGATCTTGCCTTTCGTTGGACCTTCGTTTTGATAAACCCCATCCCAGCTATCACAATGCCAATCGTAATATTGACCTGGTTTATACTTGGTAAATTGACAAGACTCCGACCAATCCCAGTTAAACTTCCATCCTGCCTTTTGATTGGCCAGACTGACATAAGGTTGTATTTCTCTATAAATCCAGCTATCATTCATCCAGACAACATTAGAATCTCTTTTCTTTTTTAAATCTTTGATTTCTTTTTTATTTAAGGGTTGTGTTTTTAAATCCCTATCATGTCCCAATCCTCCTGTAATCGCCACGCTTTCTTCATGCTTTAATCCATATTTGACAATGTCATCACAAATTCTTGGGGGAATAGCCGATTTAAACCACCAATAATAATTTGTTAGATTCATTAAATATACTGGTAAGTTACGGTTAAAAAAATATTCATCTGTTTGCTTTTATTTTGAGATATAAAATAACGTTGCGTGGAAGGAAAGATAATAAATTTATTATCTTCTAAAGGGATATGCCACGTTCTGTTTTTTCTTCGGTTATCATCATACTCAATCACCAATTCACAGGAATCTTTAGCTACATCGATCCCATAAAGACAGATATAATCGGGAGAATCTTTTAAAAGTAAAGGTTCAACTTGATGACGGGTGCATGAGGTTTCATTTTGACCATAAACATTTCCCCAGTCTTTTTGAGGAATTAAAGTTTTCCCATACTTCTCCCTGAAATGATCCCTTAAATAATCTTTTAACCATTCTAAGGGCTGTGAGAAAGGAACTTTAAAATCCTGGTAAGAATAATCTTTTTTATTGTTGCTTAAACGCTTTTCTGAAACAAAGCTATTGAGAATGTCATTTTTAATTTTAGTGCGGTCAATTTTAATGACGTGGACCGTATCTATATAAAGATCTATTTCACTTAATACTTTCTTCTGCATGTAGAAGACTTTATAGGATTTAAAAGTATATGTAAAATGAGTTAAGAAAAATTGATATAAATCAATTATGCGTTATGATCTGCTAAATCCCACGATGGCCCATCTTCGTTCCAAGAATATTGCCAATTATGAGTAAATGCGTCATTTTGAGCTTGTTGTTCTACAGTTAAAGCAGGAGCATCACCAAGGGGTGAATGCCAATGAGCGTCGGTTGTATTTAATACCCAACTTGCATAAGGTTTTTTACGGTAGAATATATTATTATCTTCGTCCCAAGTATAACCTATACCTGCATAGTTTCCTCTGAATGGAGTTCCTCCGAGTTTATGTCTTCCAGCATGAGTATTATAAGATGTTTGAATCCACATCTGTGCTGGCCAACCGTGTATTCTTTCTAAAAATTGTTGACCTACTGATTCATCTTCTACCCCAGAACCGTTAAGGAGATCACTGTCATTTACTCCATGAACTGCAATAACTTTTCCATTGATACCTAATTTTGCGAAATGTGCCATAATATTTTAAGCAACAAAAGTTCCATCTCCTGTAAATAAATGAATTGTATCGGATCCACATGTTGAATCTGTTCCTGAAGTTGAAGTACTACAAGCCGTTAGTCTTCTGAGAATTACTACACCTTGACCACCCGCTCCACTAGAAGCTCCACAACCGTCTGGCGCAGTACCAGGGCCAGGAGATCCACAACCTCCAGCTCCTCCACCGCCTCCCGTATTGGCAGTTGCACATTGAGCCGCTCCACCTGGATAGCCTCCTCTTCCACCACCACCTGCTCCACAATTACATCCTGAAGAACCATTACTCCATGCTCCTCCACCGCCACCACCTCTTTGTACGGATGCTCCTGATATACAAGAGCTTAGTCCAGCACCACCTTCACCTCCAGCATTTCCTGGCGAATTTTCACCCACTTCGCTAGCGCCACCGCCGCCACCACCAGAGTTTCCAGTACCTTGAATTCCATCTCCTCCCGCATATCCTTGAGTACAAGGAGTTGGGGGAGTATTTCCTGCACCACCATCACCTTTAGGGTGTCCACCTCCACCTGAACCTCCAGCTCCACCGTCAACTGCAGGACCAGCGTTAGGTCCACCTGCGCCTTTACCTCCTCCAGCAGAAGTGATTGTTGAAAAAACTGAAGTGGTCCCGTCAGTTCCTGGTACATAAGGGCTGTGTGGAGTACTTGCTCCTCCACCTCCGACTGTAATTGGGTACGTAGTACCTTTACATACGGTAAAACTTTTAGTTGCAACGCGTCGATAACCACCTGCACCTCCTCCAGCACCGCAACCCGCGCCACCTGAAGCTCCACCAGCTATCACTAAATATTGTACATTGTAGGTTTGAGGGGTTTCCAGTGTTGTACCTTTGTCTAATTGAGGAATCCAACCTTGAGTTGCTCCTGAATAAACTATTTTAACCGTTGCTCCCTCTGTATCATATTCAGGTTTAGGGGAAGTATATCCTTGATATTTTAATGAATTTTGATCTATAGTTAGTTCCTTACAAGCGTCTCCCCATGTTCTTGCAAAATCTGTAAAATTAATTTCATCTCCTACATCTGCTGCTGCAGGGAGTGTTACTTCAAAGGTTCCTCCACAAGTATTTATAAAATATCCATTTCCTGCTTCTGCACAAAAGGCTGATGTCTTTACTGATGAACACCAGCTTATACCCGCAGCCGAAGCCACAACAACGCCTGAAGCTCTATATACGTTATCTCCTATAGTTCCACTCATAAATTTTTATCTCCTATTATAATGTTTGATCTAAATAACTAACAACAGCATCGACATTTCCAG